TTTCCGCGAGTTTCAGAATTATCATTTTTATCTGTATCTTTACTTGATTCTTCAGTTTTATTTTCAACTGTAGTTTGGTTTTTATCAGCAGTTTCATTTTTGCCTATTGAGTTGCAGCTGATAGCTGTAAAAGATACTGCAATTAATGTTGCTAGTATTATGTAATTAAGTTTTTTCAATATATGTCCTCCTTATATAGCTTTAAAAAATAGTAATAAGAGATTCAAATATTAATAGTCAAGCATTTAACATGATATTAAAGTTTTATCATGTTAAGCTTTAAAGTAAAAATTTGTATAACAAAATGTTAACATATAATAATAATTGAAACAAGGATAGAAGGAAAGAGTTACGGAAATAGAAAAGGATATATCCATTGCTATTAAGTTTAAAAACCTCATTAAATAAAAATTATAAGAAAATTATAGGTAAACTAGAGAAAGTGTGTAAGAAATTAAAAAAAAGAAGGCTTATAATAGTAAGTGGGAACAGAAGATAAGTTCCCTCTCATAAACATTAAATCTCCTATATAAAAAGTATCTAGCTTGTTAATTTCAGGCTGGGTACTTTTTTGTAATGGAAGTACTTTATGAAAAGGTGGTGAGTGCTTGGCAATGAAATTTTAAAAAGCAAGCAGAAAACAAAATAGGGATTACAGGAGGAGGTTCATGATTAATGAATTAATTAATTCAATTAATGAAATGTTAGTTGAAAAATTCCCAAATACAAAGATATATACATCAAAGTTAGAGAAGGAAATAGTAAGACCTTCTTTTTTATTCGCTACGTTACCAGCAGGCAAGCAGACTTAAATAGAAATAGTTATATGAATACCATAACTATGAAGATTATTTACTTTGGTCCGCTAGATGAGCTTATGAATGTTGATTTAATATCTCAAAATGAAGTTTGGGATACAATGAGGGAAATATTTAGTGATGGATATATAAAGGTACTAGGGAGAACTGCAAAGATAAGAAAGTTGAGAGGTAGAGCAAAAATGTCAGAAATACACTTGAAACTCAAGATAGATCTTGCACAAGACAGAAACTTTAATGCACCTCAAAGCCCTAAAGCAGGCACATTTAATTTTAAAATTTAAGGAGGAATAAAAATGGGAGAACCATCAGTAGACATTATTTTTAAAGAAGCAGGAATAACTGCAGCAAAGAGAGGAACAAGAGGCGTAGTTGCACTTATATTAAAGGATACAATGCCGGCAAACTATAGTAACCCAATAAAAATGGATACTATAGATGAAATTCCAGAAGCTTTATCAGATTTTAATAAGGAACAAATAAAACTTGCCATGATAGGATATCAAAATCCACCAAAACAAGTGATTGCTTATATAGAAGCACCAGATGCAGCTAATTATTCAGAAGCTCAAAATTATTTAGAAACTATTAAATGGGATTATGTAGTAGTTCCAAGCATTGGTCAGACTGCAGATGGAAAGGCTGATACAGAGGCAAATATTACTTCAAGAGCAACAGATTTTGCTACATGGATTAAACAATTAAGAAGTGCTAAGGATATTAGAGTTAAAGCAGTACTTCCACATTGTCCAGCTGATAGTGAAGGAGTAATTAACTTTGATACAGACGACATAAAAACAGCAGCTAGAACTTATACTGCTGCAGAATACTGTTCAAGAATTGCAGGAATGCTAGCAGGAACTTCGCTAAATATTAGTGCTACTTATGCACCACTTGCAGAAGTAGTAGATGTTCCGCATCTAAAGAAAGAAGAAAGAGATGCAGCAATTGATGCAGGAAAATTAATTTTAATTAACGATGGAAAGAAAGTTAAAATTGATAGAGCTGTAAATAGCTTTGTAACTACTATTGAAAATAAAGGCGAGGATTTTAAAAAGATTAAGATAGTAGATATTATGGATTTAATACATGATGATATTAAATCAACAGCTGAAGATAATTATATTGGAAAATATCCAAATGATTATGATCATAAGTGCTTGCTCATTGCAGCTATTAATGGTTATTTTGAAGGGCTAGAGCTTGAAGGATTGCTTGATAGCAGTATTGAAGGGCAAAATAGAGCAGAAATTGATTTGGATGCACAAAAAGCGTACTTAAAGAGCCAAGGTATAGATATTTCAACTATGAAAGATCAAGAAATAAAAGAAAGTAACACTGGTTCACAAGTTTTTGTTAAAGGACAAGTTGTTATTTTAGATGCAATAGAAGATATTAAATTTCAAATATATATTTAGGAGGTAATTATTATGCCACAAGCAAAGGATATTATAAATGGTACTTGGGGAGAAGTTTGGATTAATGGAGAATATGTTTCAGAGGTGTCAGCTCTTCAAGCAAAAGTAACTTTAACAAAGGTAGATGTCAATTTTACAAGGGATCTATGGAAGAGAAGTAAAGTAACAGGTATAGAAGGAAAGGGAACATTGAAATTACATCATATATCATCAAGAATGGCAATTTTAATGAAAGATAACATCAAACAAGGAAAGCAAACTGTATGTACTATAATTTCTAAATTAGCTGATCCAGATTCAGTAGGCGCTGAAAGAGTAGTACTTAAAGATGTTACTTTTGATGAATTAACATTGGCAGACTGGGAAGTTAAAAAGAATGTTGAAGATACAATTGCATTTACTTTCTCAGGCTATGATTTCTTAGACTTAATAGAACCACAATAAAACTTAGGGTTAAGCAATGACTAACCGAAATTAGATACGTGTGTGTTTCATAGGACTATGAAAATTTCGCTGAAAGCACCAAATGAAAGGTTGCATCCACTTTAGCTTGCTCCAACTATTCAGTTTGACAAGCTAAAGTGGAACAAACTTTCATTAAGTGCTTTTTGCAGCTTATTTTCAGATGCCTATTGCACACACAAGCATCTAATTTCTTTGTTGGTTCAGATGCTTGAGTAAATATTAAATAAAAAATTACTGAATTATAGATATGCAATTTAATAACTAGACTTATAGTTAGAAGAACTAAGAAAAATATTAACCGAATTTTAAGAAATTGCTGAAGTAAAAATAAGCGACATATTGTGTGAAGTGTTTCATTGGAATACAATAGTTACTTACTTCGAGTATCTATTGCATAAGCCTAGATTAAACATTGTTTATCTATAATTTTATTAAATTTGAAATGGAGATGAAAGTTATGAATTTAGTTGAACAATTATTAAAAATAGATGCTGGTAAAATTGAGGTGCCTTCTAAGGAGGTAAAACTTAAGCTTGCTAAACTTGGAAATATGGAGATTACATTCACATGTAATGCTATTTCTATGGAGAGATACAATGAAATTCAAGAAAGAGTACTTCAAGTAGATAAGAAAGGAAATATTCAAGGATTTGCAACAGCACAGGCAAAAATAGAAACTGTTCTTGCAGGAGTGCCAGAGCTTAGATCAGAAGAGCTTATGAAACATTTCAAAGCTCCAACACCAAAGGAACTTATGAATAAGATATTCTTACCTGGTGAAGTTGATATTTTAGCAGATACTGTAACTGAAATTTCAGGAGTAGAATCTACTAACAAAAAAGAAGATATAAAAAACTCATAAGCACTGATGAAACTGTTAACCTCTTATATTACTGCTGGAAACTTCATGGTAAGTGGCCAGCAGAAACAATTAATAGGGGATTTGGAGAAAAGATTATCATCAGTGCTTTTATTGAACAAGAAGTTGAAGATAAAATGAAACAAATGGAAGCCTTGTATTCAGGAGGTGATGATTAATGCCGTTTGAACTAGATTCAGCATTATTAAAAGTTATTGATGGGGCTCAAAAATCTCAAAAGGCAATTGATAGTCTATCACCAGTAGCTTCAAAGGCATCTGAAAGTGTGAAAGCAATATCTAAAGCATCAGAATCAGTAGATAAACTCGAAAGTAGCTTTAAAAATACAAGAGATGCAGTAGGAAATACAAGATCAGCTGTTTTCGATTTGATACAAGCATTTACAGATAATACTGGGGAAAGATCTATTGAAAATATTGGAGAGAAAGCTAGAGGAGTAGTTCAATCAATATCTAATGTATCAAAAGCAGCTGAAGACATGAGAACTAGTTTTAAGAATACAAAGGATGAGATTGAAAATGTAAAAAACACTGCATCGAATTTGTATAAGGCTTTTGCAGGTACTGACTTGGGTAAAAAATCTATTAATTTTATAGGAAAACAGGCTTCAAAAGTATCTCAGAAATTTCCTAAATCCAATGGGGGGAAAGCCTCAGGAGTCTTGAATAAAGGCGGACAAGTAATAGGAAAGGCTGTTGATGGAGTTCAGAAAGCTAAAAAGGCAGTAGAAGGTCTAGCACCAGTGGCTTCAAAAGCAACAGAAAGCGTACAAGCAATATCTAAAGCATCAGAATCAGTAGGTAAAGTTAAAAACAGCTTTAATGATACAAAAGATGCAGTAGGAAATGTAAGAACGTCTGTTTCGGATTTAATACAAGCCTTTACAAATAACACTGGGGAAAGATCTATTGAAAATATTGGACAGAAAGCTAAAGAGGTAGTTAAATCAATATCTAATGCATCAAAAACAGTTGAAGACTTGGCAACTAATTTTATAAATGCGAAAGATGAGATTAAAAATGTAAAAAGTACTGTATCTGATTTCTTTAAAACCTTTAAAGATAATGATTTGGTCAAAAAAGCTACTGACGGTATAGGAAAACGGGCTTCAAAAGTAGCTCAAAAAATTCCTAAATTAAATAGTGCTAAAGTATCAAGGACTGTAAAATCAGCTGGAATTGGAAGTAAGGGATCTAATGTCTTAAATATAGCTAAACAATCAATGGGAAAAGTTGGTGCGTTAACTCCTTCTCTATCAGCACCATTGCAGGGACTAGCTGGAAGTTTTGAAAAGATTAAAGGTGTAGTTTCAAAGAGCTTTTCATCTATATTTGGAATTTTTACTAAATTGCCATTACCTCTTCAAATAATAATTGGAGTAGTTGGATTACTCGCAGTTGCTTTTGCTACAAATTTTGGTGGAATAAGAGATATAGTTATGGGAGTATTTAATAAGATTTCAGGTGCTGCAAAAGCTGCAATAGACACCTTCAAGAAAACAGGAAGTGCAGCTCAAGGAATAGGAGCTTTATTTACTAATTTATTTGGACCTAAGGTTGGAAATATTGTGACACAGACAATTAATAAAATAATAACAGTAGTTAAATCAATAGTAACCTTTATTCAAGCTAATATGCCTAAAATAAAGAGTATAATTCAAAATGTATTTAAAGGAATTCAATCAGTTTGGAACTCTATATTAAAACCAGTATTAACATTTGCAATTCAAATTTTTAGTAAATTAATAAGCTTTGTAATGTCTAACTGGCCACGTATAAAACAAACTATTACGACTGTTATGACAGCCATTAAAACTGTTATAAGCACTGCTTTAAATATGATAATGGCCTTTTGGAATGTTCATGGGCAGACTATAAAAGCAGTAGTGTCTTCAGCATTTAACATAATTAAAACAGTAATCATGACTGTACTTAACGTAATAACAGGAGTGATTAAAACTGTAATGCAAGTTATAAATGGAGATTGGTCAGGTGCATGGAATACTATAAAAAGTACTGTGGGAACAGTATTTAATGGTGCCATAGATATTATAAGAAATATATTAAATGCAATAGGTTCAATATTTAAAGACATGGCTAAAACTGCTATTAGTTGGGGTAAAGATATGATAATGGGAATTGTAGATGGTATAAAAGGAGCAGTAGGTTATATTGAAGATGCTATTTCAGGTGTAGCCGATAGGATAAGATCATTTCTTCATTTCTCAGTTCCAGATAAAGGTCCTCTTACAGATTACGAAACATGGATGCCGGACTTTTTAAAAGGTATGGGTCGTGGTATTAAAGTTAATACTCATTTAGTAACTGAACCAATTAAAGATCTTGCAGTAGGAATAAAAACTGGTGTAAATAAAAATTTATCATCAGGAAGCAAGACTAGTAGCCAAGGATTTAAAGGTGCTTCTGGATTAACTAAAGATGATAGCTCACAAAATGGATTTGCAATAACAATAGCAAAGCTTGCAGATTCTATAATAATCAGAGAAGAAAGCGATATAGATAAAATTGCAACAGCTCTAGCCAATAAATTGAGTCAAACAGCTCTTGGAATGAGTTAGGAGGTATTTTAAAATGATAGAATTTTGGTTTAATCAAGACGATACATGGTTACAACTTCCTGTACCACCTTCTAGTTATTCACTTAAATTAGCTAACAACAATTCAGTAGTTAGTGTAGAATCAATTGGAGAAATAAATATATTAGGAGATTCAAAGCTTTCAGAAATATCTTTTGAGAGCTTTTTTCCTGCTCATAAATATAAATTTTGTGCATGATTCAAGATATTCCTAAACCATTTGAGTGTGTTGCACAAATAGAAG